TTTGGACCAAAAGAAGGGTGGGAACTATGTAAGAGATGACTTTTATCTCGCAACTGCTGCTGATATTGTTGCAGATCCTTCCGCACCAAATGCCTTTGTAGAAGGTATCATGGAAGGAAAAGAGTGGGTTTGGAACAATGGAGCATTAATCGAAGCGGAACTTGTAGAATTACGGCAGAAATTTGACGTTAAAAAACGTCAGAGGGACGCAAAAGTTGAGGCCTTAGAGTTTGCTAAGTTCCTCAAAAAACTTTAATTTATAAATATAATAACACAAAAGGTAAGGAGACACCCTATGTCTGAATTAGAACAAACAATTGAAGAACTTGAAGCTGAAGTTCTAGCAGAATTAGAAGAAGCAGAAAATCCCGCAAAGAAGGGTGCTGCTCCTGCTGAGAAAGCTGACAAGGTTGACGGCAAAACTCCCGGTGGTGAAGTTGAAGATTTAGGTGGTGATACTGCCGATGACGCTGACCCCCAAAAGAAGAATGCTGTTGGCAAGAAAGCCAGCGATGAAGGCGATGAGGCTTCCGGTGATCCTGCTCAAAAGGGCGAAGGTAAACCCGATGCACCTAAGAAACTTGCTGCTGGTGATGAAGTAGAACACGCCGGTAAAGAACTCAAAGAAAATAAAAAGGCAACTAAAGCACAGCATCTTGAGAATATTGCCAAGATGAAAAAGGCAGACATCGAAGAGATGATTGCTGCTCATGCTTCGAAACTTGAAGAGACTGAGAATGCTGAGACAGAAGAAGCATTACAGAAGCTTGAAAGTGCCAAAGCAGAGATTGAAGACAAGATTAAGAATATCTCTGTCAAGGAAGATGTAGAAGCTTTGGTTAATGCTGACGATTCTCTTTCAGAAGAATTCAAGGTTAAGGCTGCAACAATTTTTGAAGCCGCAGTTAAGTCACGGGTACGCTCAGAGATTGAACGTATTGATGACGAATTGAACACTGAAAAAGATGTTGCCATTGAGTCTATTAAAGAAGAACTTTCTGAAAAGGTTGATACATATCTCAACTATGTTGTTGAGGAATGGACTAAGGAAAATGAGTTGGCAATCGAGCGTGGTTTGAAGGGCGAGATTGCAGAAGACTTTATTTCTGGATTGAAACAATTGTTTGAAGACCATTACATTGATGTTCCAGACGAGAAGTATGATGTTCTGGAAGCTCAGTCTGAAAAGATTTCTGAACTAGAAGGTAGGTTAAATGAGGAGATGCAAAAGAATATTGACCTCAGCACCGATAAATCTGAACTAGTTCGTGAACAGGTTATTTCTGAAGTTTCTGAAGATTTGGCCGATACTGAAATTGAGAAGTTTAAGTCTCTTACAGAAGATTTAGCTTTTGCGGATGAAGAATCTTTCCGTGATAAGCTTAATACTTTGAAGGACAACTATTTTCCAAGGACTGTAGTTGACCAATCTCTAGATGATGAAGATGGTAGCACCGCACAGGACGTTGATACGACAGATGCCATGAAAACGTATATGTCGGCAATCAGTCGTAATCATAAGGCGAGTGCATAAAACATTATATTAACAGATGTAACTTAAAAGGAGAAACAAAATGTTTCAAACAGAACATCTACAAGAAAAGTGGCAGCCAGTCCTAGAACACCCCGATCTTCCTAGGATCGAGGATTCTTATAAGCGGGCAGTTACCACTCTTATTCTTGAGAACCAAGAAAAGGCACTGAAGGAAGATCGTAGTTTTCTTTCAGAGGCAGCTCCTACCAATAGTACTGGTGGACAGTTCGACACATGGGATCCAATTCTTATTTCCCTAGTTCGTCGTGCCATGCCAAACCTAATTGCGTATGATGTTTGCGGCGTACAGCCAATGACAGGTCCAACGGGACTAATCTTCGCAATGCGTTCCTCGTACACCTCCATGAATGGTGCCGAGGCTCTGGTTGACGAAGCAGACAGTGGTATTTCTAATGATGATGCCGCTGGTAACCTGACTTCTTCGGCCATGACAGGTAGCAACCCAGCAATCTTGAACGATGCTTCGCCGGGTACTTATTTGTCGCCAACAGGTATGACTACTGCTCAAGGTGAAGCTTTGGGTGATAGTTCTACTAATGCTTTCGCAGAGATGGCTTTCTCAATTGAGAAGTCAACTGTTACTGCCGTTTCCCGTGCTCTGAAAGCTGAGTACACAATGGAACTGGCTCAGGACATGAAGGCAATCCATGGTTTAGATGCAGAGACAGAGCTTTCGAACATTCTAAGTTCTGAAATTCTTGCTGAAATCAACCGTGAAGTAGTTCGTTCCCTATACATCACCGCTGTTGCTGGTGCTCAGATTAATACTTCAACTGCTGGTATTTTTGACTTGGATACAGACTCTAACGGACGTTGGAGTGTTGAGAAGTTCAAAGGCCTAATGTTCGCTATCGAACGTGACGCCAATGCAGTTGGTCAGCAAACTCGTCGTGGCAAGGGCAACATGCTCATCTGCTCCGCTGATGTTGCTTCTGCTCTTCAGATGGCTGGTGTTCTAGATTACACCCCAGCCCTAAACAACAACTTGAATGTTGACGATACAACCACCACATTCGCTGGTGTAATGAATGGTCGCTTTAAGGTGTATGTTGATCCATATGCAGCCAATGTTACGGCAAAACAGTATTACATCTGTGGTTATAAGGGTACTTCTCCTTATGACGCAGGGTTCTTCTATTGCCCATACGTTCCATTGCAGATGGTTCGTGCGGTTGGTGAAAATACCTTCCAGCCCAAGATTGGTTTCAAAACCCGTTATGGTATGGCTGCTAATCCTTTCGCAGCTGCTGGTGCGGTTGCTGCTGGTGATACGGTTAATACCGATGCATCGCTAGACGCAAATACTAATGCCTGGTATCGCAGGGTACAGGTTACTAACTTGATGTAAAATCAAGAGTATAGTAGAGTAAAATTTGGGAGTGTCTTCGGGCACTCCCTTTTTTTATTATAAATAGTATCATGGCAACATCACAATCACCTATGGCAAGACAGCCTGAACAGTTAGATTACGCAAGTCCAACTCAATTTCGCTTTGGTATTCATCAATTACCGAAAGTAGAATTTTTTACGGTTACTGCAAATCTTCCTGGCATTTCAGTTCCAACTGCTACTATGCCTACTCCATATAAAGACATTTCTATTATGGGAGAAAAAACAGAATTTGAAGATCTTACAATATCTTTTATTGTAGATGAGTATCTGGAAAATTATATTTCATTACATAATTGGATGACAGGCATTGGATTTCCTCAAGACAGGGCACAATTTTCTACATATAGAGATGTAACTTCAAACACTCCAGCTGCTGGTGGAACACCATCAGTAGACCAAATTGGTTTAGCAACTCCTGATAAATCAATGTATTCTGATGCATTTCTTATGATACTTTCCAATAAAAATAATCCCATTATAGAAGTAAATTTTCATAATGTATTTCCAACATCTTTAAGTGCATTAGATTTTTCACAAGATGCAACAGACGTAGAATACTTAACTGCATCAGCTGAATTCTCATATCAAGTGTATGAAATCAATACATTATAAATATGTTTGAGCAGATACGATATACTTTAACAAATATATCAAATTTAAGACTTGTAAATAGTCAATATAAAAAGAGAGAGAAGATCATACTCTGCTCACCTTTGAAAGCTATATAATGAACTTAGACGAATTAAAAGCAGAAGCCAGACAAGACTTACCCATTCTTGACCATGAGCATATGGACCAAGAGTCATATAAAAATCAAGTTATAAAACCAAAATGGTTAGGATACAAAACCAATTTTGAGCAGCTTCTCATTCTTAGAAAATCTGAACATCAAAAACTGTTTCGTGAGAAATGGGAATATTATGGTGGCAAAGCAGATGCTAAAGTTTATGTCGCAAAACCATTTGACTTCAAAGTTTTAAAAAGTGACCTCCACATGTTTATACAATCTGATGATGAGATATTGGAATTGCAAAATAAAATAGCGTATTACGAACTTATCATAAAATACATCGAAGGGGTTATTAAATCAATTGACAATCGTGGGTGGGATATTCGCCATGCACAGGATTGGAAAAAGTTCGAAGCTGGTATGATATGAAATGCAAATTGAAAAAAAGAATGAAGTATATTTAATTCTAAAAGACTTAGAGCCGTCAACTTCACAAGAGCTCTCATCCTTCTTCACCTTTGAAGTCCCCGGTGCAAAATTTATGCCCATGTATCGT